TCGGTGCCGGCACTGAGCTTGCGGCGAATCTTGTAGAGTTCGTCGGCGCTGATGCCGGGCGTGAGGCGGATGCTGTTGGACGGCCGACGGCCTTCGATTTTATTCTGGCTCGATGCCACGTATCCGGCCGCGATGTAGGGTTTGAGGTAACCAACCGGGGCTGTGATCTTGAGCGCCTTTTGCACTTCGTATGTGCTGCAGCCAGGGTGCTGTTCGATATATCGCAGGATCTGCAGCGATCTCGGGGTTTTTTCATCATCGGCGCTGGCTCTGGCCGGCGTGGCTTTCATGGTGTCGTCCATCGCGGGTTCATTCGGTTGATGGTGTGGGTTGGTTTCTACGCGCTTCGGTGGCGGTGTCTTGCTGCCGGCCACTTTAAAATCACGCCAGACGGGCGGCTGAATAGCGCCGGTCGGCCAGACGAGGACCTGCGTCTTGCCGTCCTTGGTGCTCTTGATCTTGTTGACGGCAGCCGGCACGCAATGGACCATCTGGTCTAGCAGCTGGTTGATGGCGTCCGGCAGTAGGCCGGTGGCGCTGGCGAGTTGTTCTAGCGTTGTAGGAGATTGTGCCGTGGCGCCCTTGAGGTGTTGCAGGATGAGGTCGTGGGTCATTTCATCCACCTCCGATGCGCCCACATGCTGGCGATAATTCCGAACGGGCCGCCCATCAGGAATGCGGCGATCTCGATGCCGCCGGCTTGCGGGACGGTCTTGAACAGCACAAGGTTGCTGAGGCCGATGCCGAAGCTGGTGAAGAAGGCGGCGATGTAGTGCCCGTTGTTGACGTTGAGGCTCTGGAAGCCGAGCGCGAACACGAGCGCGAAGGTGCTGGCGAAAATGTAGAAGGTGATCATGACAGATCCACTTCATCTTCAATCAGGAATTTCTGATTGCAGTTTTCGCAGGTGATGACCTCGCCGCGTGGATCTCCGACGAAGCCTTGAATCCAACAGTCGCAGTGCGGGCAATCGACGCCTGTCACGTAGGCTTTTACTTTAGCGCTTGGCATGTCTTCGGCTTGCTCGGCGCCGCAGAAGTCGGCTTTCATAACGACACCTCCACCAGATTGATGAGCTCGCCGACGGTGTTGAGTGCTTCGACTTTGTCGTCGTCGATGTGGATGCCGAGTTCTGCTTCCACGGCCATGACGGTTTCGAGGATGTCGAGGCTATCCATGGCGAGGTCTTCGACCAGGCGGGCGTCGTCGGTGATTTCGGTGGCGCCGCTTCGTTCTTCGATGGCTTTGATGGCGATTTCTCGGGGGGTGCTCATTGTTTTCCTTTCCATTCAGCCACAATCTGCGGCCATGTTGTTTTTAGCCGGGCTTCTTGCTCGGCGGCGGTGGCGATGCGGTGTTTTTCGCAGCGCAGGGTGCCGTTTTCATCGCGGCGGATGATGCTGGTGGTGTGCTGGTCGTCCGGTTCGCAGTAGACGGTCTCGCCGTGGATGCTGACGGTGATGGGTTCGTCGCTCACATGGTGGTATGCGATGCTCATGCCGATGATGATGCAGGCGGCGCTGATCCATGGGTTCATAGCGTGCTCCATTCGATGTGCGAGGCGCCGGCCAGCAGGCTGATGACGCTGCAGATGGCGGCGATGATGATGATGCATTTGATGAGATCGGCGATCATGGCAGTAGCCTCATCTGTCCGGCCGTTTCGAGTTCGGCAGCGGACGGTGGTGGCGGCGGGGCGTCTGGGTCGCCGCTACAGCAGTCGATGGCATCGGCTTCTTCGTCGTGCAGTTCTCGGCACTCCGGGCATGCGTAGGCCGCTCTATAGCCGGGCGAGCAGCATTCAAAGGCTTCTTCCGGGTCGGTGTAAAGGTAGTGGCATCTCCGGCATTTGTAATAGATGATGGGGCGGGCTTTCATGGCGTTATCCAATCTTGAGGGCGGCATTGCCGGCCTTTACCCACAGGGTGATGTCGCTGAGGCGATATTGCCCGCCGGGGCCGCCTTGCACTTTGTATTCGTCACGGATGCGCGGGTCGATGAACACCTCGAACAGGCCGTCGATCTCGCCCTGGCCGTAGTATTTGCTGGTGCGCTTGATCTTGGCGTAGAGCTGCTGGCCGCTGGTGACCAATAGCGCATTTTCAGCTTCGTGCAGTGCTACAAGGGCGCGGCCTTCAGGCGTTTTCATGTCTGGAATTACGAAGCTGTTCATGCCGTCACCTGCATCATGTCGGTCAGTAGTTTTGCCATGCCTGCCAGCCAAGCGACGAGCAGGAAGGCGGCAAGGAAGCCGGCGAGGATCTTCAAGTTGCGTGTTTTGTTCATTTTCTGCCTCCGTTTTCGGTGGGTATTCGGCGGTGCATTTCCAGCAGACCGTGCGCCAGGTGTTGACGTGGCCGCATATGCAGCGCCATTTCATCAGCTGATCAGTGCGAGGCGGCGGGATTCGATGCCGCCATGGCCGTTGTGGTGGTGCACGGCGATGTGGTTGCCGCCGCGATAGACGCCGTAACCCAGCTTGGTGATGCGCTCGCGGGCTTGGTCCAGCGCGTAGTGAAAGTCGCTGGTCTGCTGGTTGATCTCCTGCACGATGGCGGTAATGGCCTCGCCGATGATGCTGCCGCGCAGGGCTTCGTCTTCGATCTCGATGCGGATGGTGGCTTGCATGGCTTTCTCCTTGACGATGATGGGCTTGAAACCGGGGATATCGACGGGCGAGAGCACGCTGCGGCACCCGTTAGTGAGCAGCTTGAGGTTCCGCGCCGCGGCGCTGCGTGCGACTTCGAGCAGCAGGGCTTCGTCCGGGACGATGGTGGGGAGGGTGTTCATGCTGCCTCCTCTTCTTGCGATTTTTCGGCGGCTTCTGCGGCTTTCAGCAAAGTGCTGGCAAGTTCGCGGGCATCCGCCGTCGACATCGTGATGTTGGTATCGAGCGGGTAGTAGTGAAACGCGACGTAAACAGTAGGTCGGCGTCGATCTTGGTCGGCAGGCCAGCCGTAGACCCGGGTGGTGATGTCTTCTCCGATTCTTATAGCTTTTGAGAAAACGTTCATGCTGCCACCGCCTCTCTGCGCGCGTTGCGGGTGGCGACTGCGTTGAGGTCCAGCTTGATGTTGATCGGGAGATCGACGAAGCGCTGGTAGGCGTGGCCGCATGCCATGTGGCCTGCCGCGTGCAGCATTGCGACACGCTGCGCGGCGGTGGCTTTGTCCCAGGCGCGGTGTGCGCTGGTGATGGTGGTTTCGCTGACTGTAAACATTCTTGCCTCCTGCTCGGTTTGTTGTCGAGGTGGAGGAAGTCTACAATCACAATTGTAATATTGTCAACAAGTGCATTTGTAATTTTTTTACTGGGGATATATTTCAGGCAATAAAAAACCCGCCGAAGCGGGTTGTTTATTGTGGTGTCTAACGGTTATTTGCGAATCTATCTTCTTCCGATAGAAATATTTTTTCGGAAGCCCCGTGCTTGATCTGGATCTTCCTTTGCAGGATCGCGCCCTGCCTGTCGTACCCGACGCTCCATGTAACGTGTGTTGTAAGTAGCCAATCGCCTTCTGCGATATTTGTAAATTCAAAATTACCTTGAGCGTCACAGGTTGTTCTTTTTGTAACAGGCTGTTCTCCTGGCTGCACTTCTGGCTCAATTGGCTTCGCGCGTCTTTTGATTATTGACCAATACTCTCTGAAATATTCAGTATCTGGAGAAAGCGCAACTTTGTTACCTGCGCAAGTTACGACACCGCCGCCGCGTTGTTTAAGAAACGCTTGTCCGTCTATTTTTGCGGTTCCGTTGGCTCGATATTTGTCGTGGCTTGCCGAATCGAAGCCGTTGGTCATCTTTACGTTTGGAATTGGAACGCAGCCTGCCATGACGAGGCATGCAATAAGTGGGATTTTCTTCATTAAGTTATCCTTTAACGGTTTTATTGTTGAAAATTACACTTATTACATTATTGCTTATTTTCTTTTCTTGCAAATTGGGCGAGTTTCGCAAACGAATCAATACTTTTTACGGCTTCGTCCAGGGCGTAGTCTGGCATCTCCTGCATTAAGGTAATGGCGCGTTTTATTTTTTCGCTATTGACATGAGATGTGTCGTATCTTGCGGCCATTTCTCCGTTTCCAGTGGCGAGCCATTCCGGATTGACGTTGCAGGCCATCGCAATCTGTACAGTGAACTCAGAGCCTGTGGCGTGGCCATTCTCTAATACGGATATATTTTGCTGGGACATGATGCCGCCCATGCGATCGATTAGCTGCTTCTGAGTGAAGCCGGCAAATTCTCGCGCCTTCTTTAATCGTTCACCAAATTTCATACGCGCAAAGCTACGGGCTCTTTTTATTTCGGTCAAACAAATGGATTTGTTGACATTTACACAAGTGTGCTTGTAAGATTGAGTCAACATGAAATCAGCCCTCGAAAAAGCAGTTGAAATTGCAACCGGACAAAAGGCGCTGGCCGATGAATTGAGCCTGATTTGCAATCGCCCGGTGAAGCAAGCGCACGTCTGGAACTGGCTTAATACGACCAGAGACGGCGTGCCAGGCGAATACGTCATCCCGATCTGCGCTGCTATCGATTACCAAGTCACGCCGCACGAGCTGCGGCCAGACCTCTACCCCAACCCATCCGACGGCCTTCCGCAAAACATCCGCGCCTCTGTGTGCGACTGCCAGGAGGCGGCCGCATGATGTCTCGAAATAGTTTGCTGTTTCCTCCCCGCCGCGCATGCGCGGTTTTTGGCCGCTTGCTACGCGCGGCCGTTTTTTATTCATAAGGGTGTTGGTCATGTCCATGGCTGACATCCTATTTTTTTATGTGAAGCGTGTCTTTCCGACAGCTTCCGAAAATTTCGGAGGGTTTCGTAATGCAAGCTGAAATGCCTTTTTTCGACAGCCCTGAAGATGCAATCAGGAATGCTGTGCAGCAACTGGGCGGCGCCAAGCAGGTCGGCCCACTGCTGTGGCCAGACAAGAGCGTTGATGCAGCATCACGCTTGCTGCTGGATTGCCTCAATCAATCACGCTCCGAAAAACTAGAGATCTCGCAGGTATTGCATATCCTGCGACTGGCTCGCAATGCTGGCTTCCATGCTACGACCCAGTGGCTCAACAACGAGATCGGGTATGAGGCCCGCCCCGTCGTCAAGGAAGAAGAGATGGACAGACTGACATCTGTCGTCGAGCAATCGACCAAGACACTGGCTGCGGCTCTCAAGCAGCTTGAGCGAATACAAACGCAAGGCAACATCAAGGCAGTCAGTTGAATGGCAGACGTTATCGACCAGGGCAACGAGCGTGCTGAGCAGTTCCTGGCTCACGCGCTCGGGCAGGCAAGCTGTAAAGCCAAAGCGCTGCCACCAATAGGCAGCTGCTACAACTGCGAATGCCCGCTCGATGGTGACAAGAAGTTCTGCGACACCGACTGCCGCGACGACTACCAGCAACGCCATCCAGACAAATAAAACCCCGCGCCCCTCATGGATAGAGAAGGCGCTGCATAGCGGAGGAATAAGAATAATGCGAACAACAACTGAACATCACATCCAAGTGAGCGGGTCCTCCCTGGCTTCCCCCGATACGGGTCGAAGCGAGCGCGATTTGTCTCACATAAATAGTGGTTGGGCTTACTGAACATGGCGGTGCAGATTTCAATCAAGGCGGACTTTGCGCCGATCGTGAAGAAGCTGGACAGGCTGTCGGATGAGCTGCAGCGCAAGGTGGTGCCTGCTGCGCTAAACAAGGTCGCGGCTAAAGCCAAGACGGAGATGACGCGGGCGATCACCGGTGAATACAACATCAAGTCGTCCGAGGTGCGAGAGAGGCTGCGCACCATCCGCGCCGGTAGAAAGTTGGAGCAATGGGTCGCTGTGCTTGACCCGTATGCCATTCGGAAGCGCAGCCGGTCGCTGAATATGATCCGCTTTGTCGAGAACAAGGTCACGATGGCGGAAGGTCGCCGCCGCAAGAAGGCCGGCACACAGGACCAGCTGCGCTTCCAGATCAAGAAGGTCGGCGGAAAGAAAATCATCACAGGCGCTTTCATCGCAAACAAGGGGCGCACTGTCTTCATCCGTGAAGGCAAGGACAGGCTGCCGATCAAGGCGCTCTCCACCATCGACATACCGCAAATGTTCAATGCACGCCGAATCCGTTCTCGAGTAGAGGCGCGCATCCGCCGCGAATTGCCGGTGGAGTTCGACCGCGCCATCAATGCCGCGCTGAATGGAGTCTTTCGCTGATGGCTGTCAATTACGATGACGTGATCAGCACACTGGCCGGTCATGGGTTCGACATCCAGTCGCTGGATTANNGCCGGGATGAAGCGTGTCAAGCGGCACGGCCATAGCCAAAAAGGCTGGTACGTGGTGCATGAGATAACGCTCGATGACGGGCGCATTGCCCTGGTCGGCTCGTTCGGTTACTGGGAGGGCGGCGAGAAGTTCGTCGAGAAGATCGCGCCTGGCAAGGACGCGCAGCTATCGAAGGAGCAGCTGGAAGCCATCCGCAAGCGGCGGCTGGAAGATGGGAAGCGCGCCCAGGCGGCGAGAGAGAAAGAGATCCAGCGCGCGGCGAAAGAGGCCGAGCGCGTCTGGCAGGCTTCGCTGCCGACCGGCGACTGCGACTATCTGACCGACAAAGGCATCCTGCCTTACGGCGTGCGCTTCACAGAGTCAGGCTGCATGGTCATCCCTGCGATGAACAACTCCGCCCAGGTGTTCGGCCTGCAGTTCATCCTGCCTTCCAGCCATCCGCGCCGCAAGAAGAAGGGCCGTAACAAGGAATTCTGGCCACCTGGCATGGCGATGAAGGGGCACTATTTCATCATCGGTGGCAGTCCGGACGAGATGCTGCTGGTGGCGGAGGGTTATGCCACTGCCGCCACGCTGCACCAGGCGACCAACCTGCCGGTGGCGGTGGCGTTTAACGCCAACAACCTGCTGCCGGTTGCCGAGAATCTGCACAAACGCTACCGAAAAACGCGGCTCCTGATCTGCGCCGATGACGATTATTTGACCGAAGGCAACCCGGGCGTGAAATGCGCGCAATCCGCCGCGCTGGCGATGGCCGGCGAGTGGGTGGCGCCGGTGTTCACGGTCGAGCGCGACGGCAAAAAGCTCACCGACTACAACGACCTGATGGCGCTGGAAGGGCTGCACGTCGTTCAAAAGCAGTTGGAGGATAAAATCCATTCCCTTGGTTGGGTCGAAAAGGCGCGCACGCTTGCGGAAGCGCCGCAACAAGGGGGCGGGGGTGCGTTGAAATCACTGCTCACCGTCGAAGAAGCGGTCGAACGCTACAGCCTGATATATGGCGCCGGCGGCACGATGTACGACCATCAGGAATATCAGCTCATACCGAAATCGGACGTGCTGGACATCTGCCCGGACCATTGCTGGCGCGAATGGAAGCTGCACGCAGCGCGCAAGGTGGTGCGCTTGAATGAGGTGGGGTTCGACCCGACCGAGCGCGATACACGCATCACCTGCAACCTCTGGGGCGGATGGCCGACCAAACCGCAAAAAGGCGGCTGTGACATCCTGCTCGACCTGCTGAAATACCTGTGCAGCGGTGAAGAAAGCGGCAACCAGGCCGCGATATACGAATGGGTATTGAAATGGCTGGCCTATCCGATCCAGCACCAGGGCGCCAAGATGCGAACATCGCTCATCCTGCACGGGCCACAGGGCGCGGGCAAGAATCTGTTCTTTGAGGCCTATGCCGCGATATTTGGCGAATACGGCCGCATCATCGGTCAGTCTGAAATTGATGATAAGTTCAACGACTGGGCCAGCCGCAAGCTATTCATGATCGCCGACGAAGTGGTCGCGCGGCAGGAGCTGTTCCACATCAAGAACAAGATCAAGGCGCTGATCACCGGCGACACCATCCGCATCAACCCGAAGAACGTCGCCGCGCACGATGAGCGCAACCACGTCAACATCGTATTTCTCTCCAACGAAGTGCAGCCGCTCGTGCTGGAACGTGACGACCGGCGCTTCGTCGTCATCTGGGTGCCGGACAAGCTGCCGGACAACTACTACGCCGACGTGGCCGAAGAGATCGCCGCCGGCGGCATCGCCGCGCTGCATGATTTTCTGCTGCGGGTGGATCTAGGCGATTTCAACGAACACAGCAAACCGCCGATGACCAGGGCGAAAGCCGACCTCATCGAAATCAACCTCGAATCAGGCCAGCGCTTCCTCATGGATTGGATCGGCGGCGAGCTGGGCGTGCCGGTGATGCCTGGCGCAACGGCGGATATATACAAGCTCTACCAGCACTGGGCGCGACGCAACGGCGTATCCAAGCCGCGCGAACTCTCGCAACTGATCGGCGGGCTGGCGCGGCAGCGCGGCTGGAAGAAAGACCGGCCCAGGGTATGGAGCAACTACAACTTTGAAGGCGACCCCGCCCAGGTCACGGTCATGATCCCGCCGGAAGACGTCATGGAGTCATCCAGGTTGAAGGGAACATTGGAAGTTAAACGCTGGTTGACCGAGTGTGTTCTGGATTTTCGAGAGCTGGTTGACGGCGCAACTCGCCAAAGAGGGTCTGAAAATGATTAGTTCGTGCAATCGGTTCAAGGGTCTGTTCAAGGGTCGGTTCAAGGCAAACTCCGCGTCCTTATTGGCTTGTCGCGCTGTTCAACCAAAACGCGCACCCGCCCGCGCGAGAAAAAACTAAATCTATTACTCCACCTGAAAATATAAATATATCTCTCACGCGCGGGCGCGAAAATGCTTGCACCGCGCGACACGCCTTATTACATGCGCCTTTTAGCTTGAACAGACCCTTGAACAGACCCTTGAACCGCTTACACCAAATGAAAAAACAAAAATCAATCAATGAATTTGTCCGGGAAATGAAAGCCGCCGGCTTTGATTTTGAATTCAAAGCCACACGCGAGAGCGACGGCATGGTGGTCGCAAGCCCTGGCTGGCGTGAACCGAAGCCATGCCGCTATGAGTTCGAGGCAAAGCCGTCGTTCGGATACAAGCCTAAACAACAACAGAAAGGGGGCAAGTGATGATGCACCTCAAGTCCAACGCCAGCGAAGCCAAGTGCGAGGGGCTTGGCTGCGCCTACAAGCAAAGCTGCGGCCGGTTCCTGCGGCCGTCGGCGGGCGACTCTCAACAATGGGCGAGCTGGTATGCGATAGCGGAAGAAGACTGCGCCGCGTTCGAGCCGGTTCGGGTGAATGGCCATGGCAAAGGTTGAAGCGATGAAGCAGATCGCCTTCGCGCAACACCTCGGCGTTGCACGCAGCTACATCACCCAGCTTAAACAACAGGGCAGGCTGGTCATGACTGAGCGCGGCCTGGTCGATGTCGCGGCCAGCATCATCCGCATCCAGGAGACAGCAGACCCGAACCGCGATGATGTCGCGGCGCGGCACGCCAAAGAGCGCGGCGCGCAGACCGCCGTGGCTGCAGCAGAAAAAACCGAAAAGCCCGCAAAACAAAAGCGCGAAAAAGACCCGAACCAGATCACCTTCGCAGATGGCCGCGCCAAAGAGCAGCACTTCCGCGCGCTGCAGGCAGAGCTGGATTACCAGAAAGCCATCGGCGAAGTGGTGCCGGTGGCAGATATGCGCCACGCCGTGGCCGATATGGTCATGACCTTCCGCCAGGCGATGGAGAACATGCCGCATCGCCTGGCCGCCGATCTGGTCGGGCAGGATCACGACTACATCCGCGCCGCGCTGAAGCGCGAAGTGCACGACACGCTGGCGGAGATGCAGCGGGCGTGTGATGAAAAAATAAAGGCGCAGGTGGAGGCGCAATGATGCAGCTTGAAATTCAATCGGGCATGGCCTATAGTTCCGCTCAGGTGCTTCAAACACTTGCAAAGCGGTCAGTTACCGCGCCCGATAGTCGTGGATTTTTTACGCCCATAGATTTTTCTATGGTCGGGCGTGCGAGGAATACAACACCCGCAAGGGGAATAACTCCGCCAGACTTTGCCTGGTTTGAAGCGCCCGACCACCCACACTTCCGTGGCTGGTCAACTCCCTTCAAAGGAGCAAAGACCATGCAAGTCAAAACCAATGGCGCAGCCGCGCCGCAATTCAATCAGCTAGACCGCGATACCGCTTTCAAATACAACGGCTTTATCGGCATTAACCCTGCCGAGACCATCGAGCGCGTCAGCGAAGCCGTATTTGATCTCGGCTACCTATGCAGCCTCAGCGCACAGCATGATATGCCGCTGCGCCCCGCAGCCATTTACCGCTTTACCAATATCCTCTGCGCAGCGCTTGAATACGAGCAGGCCAAACTCAAGGAGATGCAATCATGAGCACAGCACTTGTAGAAATGTTTAACAACCAACCGATGACGACCAGCCTTGCGATTGCTGATGGCATTGAGATGGAGCATTCGTCAGTCATCAAGTTAGTGAGAAAGTATATTGATGAGCTACAAATATTTGGAACTTTAGGATTTGAAATCCAGAAGTCTGGTGGATTGCCTACCGAATTTGCGTGGCTCAATGAAGGGCAGGCCATGTTTCTGCTCACCCTCCAGCGCAATACTGCAAAAGTAGTTCAATTCAAACTAGCACTGGTGCGGGCGTTTCTGGAAATGCGCGACCGCCTGACCGTCGCGCCGCATCGTAATGAACCGCTGACGCTCTCGCACCGCGCGGACATCATGGTGTCGGCAGACCGTACCTTCCGCAGCATCATGCGTTCAGGTCGTGCTGCCGGTTTGCGTACCGCTGCCGCCCTGCGGCGTGCAAATGCGATCACGATGGAAAATACCGGCATCAACATGCTGGCAGAGCTGCAGGTGGAGGAGTTGGCGAAAGACCCGGCGCCGAAGCCGATGGCGCCGCGCTTGCACTTTCTGCATGCGTGGGTCGATTGTGAGCTGGAATATCCCTGTATGCCATGCCGCTCGGTTGACCTGTACCGCGCTTATCGCGCGTGGTGCATCGGCCAGAATGTGCAGCCGGATGAACTCTCGATATTTATCCACGATGTACAGCGTGTGCCCGCGCTCAGTAAAAAGCGCTTGAGGCTGGCGCAAGGGCAGGTCACCGTCATCATGCCGGTTGGCATCTGGGATGACATCGACGGCAACGTCGATCATTTCGCAAAGGTCGTGCAATAAGATGAAACCCGCCGACGCCTTCCTGCTGACATTCGAGGCCGCCCGCCGCGCGGTGAAGCCGAAGGCGCCCATGCTGGTCAGCGAGTGGGCGGATGGCAAGCGTATTCTCTCCGGGGAAGGCTCGGCGGAAAAGGGGCCGTGGAAGACCTCGCGCACGCCGTATCTGCGTGAAGTAATGGACGCATTGAGTGAGGATGCTCCGGGGCATCTGGTGGCGTTTCAGAAAAGTTCGCAAGTCGGCGGTACGGAAGCAGGCAGCAACTGGCTGGGTTACATCATCGACCACGCCAAGGGGCCGGTGGCGGTGGTGATGCCGACCGAGCGCAGCCTGAACGACTGGGTTTCGCAGAAGTTCGACCCGATGGCGTCCGATACACCGGCGGTGGCGGAATCGCTGGCGAAGCGCAGCAATAAATCCAGCGACAACAATGCGCAGCGGAAAAAGTTCGTCGGCGGGATCTTGTATTTCAAGACGGCAGGCTCCACCGCCGAGCTGAAATCGACCAGCCTGCGTTATGCGCTGGCGGATGAAGTGGACGAATGGGACTGGACCACCGACCAGGGCGACCCGCTCGGCTTGCTGGAAGTGCGGCTCACCACTTTTCACGACCGCAAGCTGTTCGCGGTATCGACCCCGACGATGAAAGACGCCAGCCGCATCGAAGAGCTGTTCGAGCAGGGCGACCAGCGCCGCTTTCACGTCAAATGCCCGCATTGCGGTGAGCGGCAGTATCTGAAATGGCAGAACCTGCGCTGGGATAAAGATCCCGCCAACCCGCGCCGCCTGAAATCGGTGCATTACTTCTGCGAGGCCAACGGCTGCGTCATCGAGGAACACCACAAGACCGCGCTGCTGGCCAGCGGCGTCTGGGTGGCGATGGCGCCGCAACATGCGTATCGCAGCTATCACATCAACGCGCTGTATTCGCCCATCGGCCTCGGGCTTTCCTGGACCGAGCTGGCGTATGAGTGGATCGCCGCGCAGGATGATCCGGCCAAGCTCATGCGCTTTATCAACACGCGCCTGGGCGAAACCTTCGCCGACCGCTCGCACGACATCAAGCCGAACATGCTGCAGGCGCGTGCCGAGCCCTATGCGCTGCGCACCATCCCCATCGGCTGCCTGGTGCTGACGGCGGGCGTGGACGTGCAGGACGACCGGCTGGAAGTGCAGATCACCGGACACGGCATGGACGACAAGACATGGCCGGTGGATTATCACGTCATCTGGGGCAACCCGGCCGATGAAAAGCTGTGGCTGGCGCTGGCAGATTATCTCAAGGCCGCGCAGTTCCCCAACCACTTCGGCAAGCAGCTGCGCATCGAATCCACCGCCATCGACACCGGCGGCCATCACACGCACATGGTCTATGGATTCGTGCGCTCCGCGCATCAGCTAGGCCTCTTGCGCGTCATCGCCTGCAAGGGCGCCAGCACCTACGGCCGCGCCATCCTCGGAAAACCCAGCCTGCAGGATGTCAACTGGCGCGGGCAGACGCACAAGAAGGGCGTCGCGCTCTACGTGGTGGGCGCCGACACCGCCAAACACTTGCTATACAACCGCCTCAATGGCGACAGCGACAAAGACCCGAGCGAGCGCAAGGTGCACTTCAGCACCGAGCTGGATGAGAGCTACTACGACGGCCTGGTGGCAGAGACCTTCAACCCGCGCAAGAACCGATGGGAGCTGAAAAAAGGCAAACGCAACGAAGTGCTCGACACCTGGATATTGAGCATCGCCGCCAGCCACCACCCGGAGCTTTACCTGCACAAGTGGAAGAAGTCGGACTGGGCGAGAAGGGCGGCGATGGTGGAGCCTAAAGAGCAGCCGGCAGCACCGGTGGAAGCAGCGAAGCCTGAAGAACAAGCGCCAGCCGTGGTGGCAGGCCGTCGCAAGCGGCGCGTGGTGAGCAGGGCATCATGACCGACTTCATGGATGAACTCTACCGCCGCCTGCGCGAGATCGGGTTCGAAGACCCGCGCGTCGAGCGCGTGGTGATGGACGTGCAGCGCCAGTTCGCCGGCGAGCAGGTCTATATCATCTCGCCGGAGGCCGCGCAAAAGCGGCAGGAGCGCATGGCGCGCAACCGCGCCATCATCCGCGCCTACAAGGACGGCGAGCAGGTTTCCGACATCGCCCGCCGTCACCGCATGACCACGCGTATGGTCTGGAAGATCATCAAGGGCTGATTGTTGCGCCCGGGCGAGGTGTGAACCGTTTTACTTAACCAGTTCACACCTTGCCGGTTATTTTGGCGGCATGGCTCAAACCGTCCCCACCGCTGTCCCCGATATTGTCACCGCCGGTGACACCATCAGCTGGAAGATCACGCTGGCAGATTACCCTGCCGATGATAGCTGGGTGTTGAAATACCGGCTCATCAACGCCGCCGGCAAGTTCGACATCACCGCCACGGCACGACGGCGCCGATCACCTGGTCAGCGTCGCCGCAGCAACTTCCGCCGGCTACACGGCCGGCACTTACAGCTACCAGGCATACGTCGAAAAAGGCACGGACCGTTACACGGTCGACACAGGAAGCATCGTCGTCAAGCCCAACCTAGCCGCGCAATCCGCAGGCTATGACAACCGCAGCATCGCGCGCAAGACGCTGGATGCGATCGAGACGGCGCTGGTCGCGCACGGCAGCAAGGCATGGACGCAGGAATACAGCATCGCCGGCCGCACCATGAAGTTCCGCAGCGTTGGGGAGTTCATGGCGTTCCGCTCGAAGATGCAGCAGGAAGTGCGCGCCGAAGAAGCGGCAGAGCGCATCGCGCGTGGCGAATCCGCCGGCAATAAACTATTCGTGAGGTACTGATGGCGAACTGGATCAGCGGCCTGTTGGCCGGCATCCGCAGCAATCGCAAGGCGGAAGACAGCAAGATGCGCGCGAAGATGAACGCCGAGATCAGGCGCTTGCAGGCCGCGCGCTGGGACCGCTTCACATCAAGCTGGCAGGCGACCACAGAAAGCATCAACGCCGAACTGAAGACAGATCTTAATGCCACACGCGCTCGCGCCCGCGACCTGGTCAAAAATAACGAATACGCGCACAAGTTCGTCAAGATGTGCGTCGCCAACATCGTCGGCCCTGCCGGGTTCATCCTGCAAGGCCGCGCTCGTGGCAACAACAACCAGCTGGACCGCGCCGACAACGATGCGCTGGAGCTGGCGTTCTGGCGCTGGAGCAAGCGCGGCGTGTGCGAGATCACCGGCCAGATGAGCTTCGCCGGATTGTGCCGTGCCATTCTTGCCGGATGCCCAACGGATGGCGAATTCCTGGTGCGCAAGATCATCGGCCGCGCCGCCGACAACGAGTTCCAATTTGCGCTGCAGCTGATCGATGTCGATACGCCTCGCCACTAATCTCAACACCCCACGCAAGAAGGACCGCAACGCTATCGTCATGGGCGTGGAGATCAACCAATCGGGGCAAGCCGCTGGCTTATCACATCCTGGACAAACACCCGTCGGAAGGCGGGCAGATGCTGGCAGAGCGCGTCGATGCTTCCGAGATCATCCACGGCTTCGTCGTCGAGCATGCCGAGCAGCGCAGGGGGCTGCCCTGGATGACTTCGGCCATTCTCTCCATGCACCACCTCGGCCGCTTCGAGGAGTCTGCCCTGCTGGCAGCGCGTAAGGGCGCAGACACCATTGGCTTCTTCGTTTCGCCGGACGGCAGCGCAGCCACGCTGGCCGATGAAGGCACGGCGGACGAGCCGATCACGGTCAGCGCGCCCGGCACGTACGACACGCTGCCGGAAGGCTTTGAATTCCGTCCGTTCGATACCAAATACCCGGATGCGATGGTGGCGGACTTCACCAAGGGCTTCCTGCGCCGCATGGCCAGCGGTATGAACGTGACCTATCACGGCCTGGCCAATGACCTGGCTGGCGTCAACTACTCCAGTATCCGCGCCGGCGTCATCGAGGAGCGCGACCAATGGACTGACGCTGCAGAGCTGGTTCATCGAATCGTTTCCTTTCACCGGTTTACGAGGCATGGCTGCAGCAGGCGCTGCTGGCCGGCGTCGTGCGCTTGCCTTCCGGCTCGCCGCTGCCGCCAACGCGCTTCGACAAGTTCCGCGAACACCACTGGCAAGGCAGACGCTGGCAATGGGTAGACCCGGCCAAGGACATCGCGGCCGCGCGAGATTCTGTCCTTTCCGGCGTGTTGTCGCCGCAGATGATCGCCGCGCAGCAGGGCGTGGACATCGAGGACGTGCTGGACGACATCCGCCGCTTCGAGGAAATGACCAGCGATATTTCCAGCATCAGTTACGGCCAGCCATCCGCGCCGGCAACGCCCACGCCAGCACCACCGGCAGAACCTGCGGCGGATGAGTGAACCGTTTTACTTAACCAGTTCACACCCGGCGTGATTTGATAACAGCATGAAGGAGCAACCGATGAAGACACTCAAGCCAGGCGCAACGCTGCATCGCAGTTTGAGCTTCGAGCGCGCCGCCATCAATGACGAAGCGCGCACGGTCGAGCTTGCCTTTTCCAGCGAGGAGCCATACAGCCGCTGGTGGGGCATCGAAGTGCTTGACCATTCCCCGCAATCCGTTCGCCTCGGCCGTTTGGCCAAAGGCGGCCCGCTGTTGATGGACCATGATACCCGCGATCATGTCGGCGTCATCGAATCCGTGCAGATCGGCGCAGACCGGGTAGGTCGTGCCGTGGTGCGCTTTGGGAAAAGCGCTCGCGCAGAGGAAGTGTGGCAGGACGTGAAAGACGGCATCCGCCGCAATGTATCGGTCGGCTACCAGATCCACCACGCACAGCTGGTCGACAAGCGCGGCGAAGACGATGACACCTACCGTGTCGACGACTGGGAGCCTTTCGAGGTCAGCCTGGTCGCCGTGCCGGCAGATGCCACTGTTGGCGTCGGCCGTGCCGCCCGAATGGATGGCGAAGAATCGCCGGTCGTCGAACTGGAAGAAAGAACGGCAGCCGAGCCGCAATCAGCAATCCCTGATGGCGAAGGCATCACCGCCGCCGAGCCCACCGAATCAACCGAACAACCTCAAATCAAGGAGCACGAAATGTCCGAAATCAATGTGCAGGAACACGAGCAGCGCGGCGCTGATGCAGTCCGCAAGCAAGTGCAAGAGATCATCGCCATCGGCGAACAATACAAGGCCACCGACCTGGCAGCGCAATGCGTGCGAGAAGGCAAGAGCGTGGAAGAGTTCAAGGCCGCACTGCTTGAGCGCATGTCCACCAAGCCGACCGCCGCCGATGTGCCGTTGAGCCAGAAAGAAGCGCGCGAATATTCCTACGCCCGCGCCATCAGCGCTGCGCTGGATGCAGCAGAAGGCCGCGACGCCAAGGGTCTGGAAGCGGAAGTCAGCGAAGAACTGCGCCGCCAGCTGCCTTCCAGCTACAAGCAACGCGGCGGCATCATGATCCCGCTGTCGCTGCAACGTTCTGCCATCGCCACATCGCTCTACAACACCGCAGGCAAGGGTGCAGAGGCTGTCTTCACTGAAGCCGGCGACCTGATCGAGCTGCTGCGCAATCGTTCTGTCGCAGCCGAACTCGGCGCACGCATCATGTCCGGCCTGCAAGGCCCGGTCAGCTTCCCCAAACAGGCTACGGCAAACTCGGCCTACTGGATGCCTGAAAACGACGGCACCGATGTCACCCTGGGCAATGCGACTCTTAGCAGCGTCGGCCTGACCCCGAAGACATTGCAGGCCTCCACCGCCTACAGCCGCCAGTTGCTGGCACAGGCCATCTTCGATGTCGAGCAGTTCATCCGCGCCGATCTGGCCGCTGTCCATGCCCTGGCATGGGATAAGGCCGTGCTGCACGGCGCAGGCGCCAGCAACGAGCCGGACGGCCTCTATCACTTGAGCGGCGTCAACGCCGTGGCCATGGGGGGTGTGCCGACCTTTGGCAAGCTGGTTGACATGGTCACCGAAGTCGCCAAGGACAACGCGCTGGCCGGCAGCCTGGCATTCGTCACCACCCCTGGCATGGCCGGCAAGCTGTCGCAGACTGTGATCGCGGCATCAACCGACACCCGCATGATCTGGGGCGGCAGCCTGACCGACGGTCTGGTCGCCGGTTACCGTGGCGTGGCCACCAACCAGGTCAGCGCAGTGCTTGGTGGCGGCAGCAACGAGCACGGCATCCTCTTCGGCAACTGGGAAGAGATCATGATTGGCCTCTGGGGCGCGATGGAGATCGTTGTTGACCCGTATGCACTGAAGAAGCAGGGCATGGTCGAGATCACCTCCTTCCAGCTGGTGGACATCGCCGCTCGCCATGCAGAGAGCTTCTGCAAGGCAACCGGTGCCACCCTGTCCTAATGAGTCGGGGCCGCTTGCGCGGCCCCATTAACAGGAGTCAATCATGAAGATCGAGATCAAGCGCGGTGTCTGCCTCGGTGGCGGCGTCGATGCCTCCCCGGGCGAAGTGCATGAGGTTGCGGATGGCTTTGGCCGGCAACTGATTGCCCGCGGCTCGGCTGTTGAGACAGACAAGCCTGCCGGCAAGCCAAAGGCAGCCGCAAAGCCGAAGGCTGAAGCGAAGCCAAAGGCAGCCGAAAACGACAAGGAGGGCGCTGAAAATGCCTAGTTTCCCAGGAGCATCTGTCCTCACCACGCTGGTGGCGGCGGAAGTTACGGCCGACGGCAATACCGGCGGCGTCGACATTTCGGATTACAACGGCGAGGTCATCGTCACGCTGGCAGCCGCCAACACGGCAGGCACTACGCCGACGCTGGCAGTCAAGCTGCAGCACACCTCCGGCGCTGTTGCAGCCAACACTGTCGCGGCGGATGTCGGCAACGCAGGTGACGGCACCATCACCGAAGTGGATGGCGGCCCTGATGCGGTGGCCGAGACCTTCACGCTGACGGCAAGCAACGCCACCACTTTTGCGGTGGTCGGCTCTGTTTCCGGCAGCCTGGGCAACGCCACGGTCGGCACCAAGTTCGTCAACGCCAAGTGCACCTTCCTGATCACGGCAGGCGGCACGGCGTTCGAGAGCGGCGACATCTTCACCTTCAAGACCACGTTGCGCACTTATGCAGATGTGCCCGGTGGTGGCTTTACCAGCCTGACCGACAACAAGCTGGGCCAAAAGCTCGCCATCAACACGGACAAACTCGGCAAATACCTGCGTCTCAACTTCGACATCGGTGGCACGGACACTCCGTCCTACGAGGTCGTGAGCACCGTCATCGGGGTGAAGTGAGCAATGGCGATGGCCGAAGACCTCACGCCCTTCTTCGACACGGACGAATTCGCTACGTCCGCGACCTGGAAGGGTACGGAGTCGGTCAAGGTCATTTTCGATAATGCGTATGCCGAAGGTCTGGATGTGGCAGGCACGACGCCCATCTGCACCGCGCGGGAGTCGGACTTTATTGGCGCCGCCGAAGGGCAGTCGCTGGTGATCGGCGCGGTCACATACAGCATCGTTGGCGTGCAGCCGGATGGCACCGGGCTGGTGCAATTGGTGCTGGAGCGTAGCTGATGGCGAACCATCTGCGGCGCCAGGTGCGGGAGGCGGTGGCGACATTACTGACCGGCCTCACCACCACCGGCAGCAGGGTCTACCAATCGCGCGTGCAGCCGCTGGCGGCCTCACAGCTGCCGGGGCTTGTGATCCTCACCAACAACGAGGACATCGAGCAGAGCACCATCGGCGGCATGCTGGAGCGGCGTCTGCAGGTGGAGGTGATCGGCAAGGTCAAGGCCTCTGCCGATGTGGACGACAAGCTGGACGACATTGCCAAGGAAGTCGAGGTCAAGGTCTACAGCAGCTTGACGAACAACACGCTGACCGGCCTGATCAAGTCGTTGGACTTGAAGTCCATCGATGTCGGAATCAACGGCGAGACGGACCAGAAAGTGGGCGAGATCCGCATGCAGTTCGAGGCGGTTTATTTCAACCAGGCGGCGACGCCTGATGTTTCAGCTTAGGAGTTAAAAATGGCAAATGTTTCCTTATGGAAAAATGTCGCGGTCGCGGTTGAGAGTGCATCTGCTGCGGCGGTCACCATCAACACCATCAGCAAGGCGTCGGAAGGCGTGGTCGGCTACACCGGCACCGATCCGACCGATGGAGATTTCGTCAAGATCACGGCAACGGGCATGTATCAGGTGGATGGCATCGTCGCCCGCGTGAAGTCGGTCGACAGTGGCGCCAATACCTTTGTGCTTGAAGGCATCGACACCACGCTGTTCGATACCTTCGTCAGCGGCACCTTCATGGTGGTCACGCTCGGCACCGCGCTGGCGACTGCGACCAGCGTCAACGCTTCCGGCGGCGATTTCGATTTTATCGACGTCACCACCATCCACGACAACGTGAAAAAGCAAGTGCCTGGCCTGCCGAACCCTGCGACCTTCACCATGGACTGCATCTGGGACCCGGCAGACGCCGCGTTCTCGGCACTGAAAGAGGCGTCAGATAACCAGGCGCAACTGGTCATCCGCATCACCTTCGCCAACGGTAACAAAGTGCTGTTCCTGGGCTATATCGGCTTCTCAGGTCTGCCCGGCGGCACGGCGATGGACAAGGTGACCACGCAGGCCGTGATCACCATGTACGGCAAGCCGACGGTATACGCAAGCTGATGGCCGTATTGAAGAAGAGCGACATCAGGACGCCGGTGCTGCCGAAGAAGACAGTGCCGGTGCCAAGCCTCGGCGGCGATGTGGTGGTGCATGGCCTGCTGCTTTCAGACCGAATCCGCATTTTGCGCAGCGAGGAAAAGAGCGAGGCCGAAGTATCGCAGCTGCTCGCAGCGACGGTGATGGATGCAGACGGCAAGCCAGTATTCACGCAGCAGGAGTGGGAAGCCTTCGCGGCAGAATCGCAGCAAGGTTTTGTCGATACGGTGGCGCTGTTCAAAGAGGCCAAGCGGCTTTCAGGGCTGGATGCGGAGGTCGCTGAAAAAAACTCCTAGCGCAGCCTGAGCTGCGCTTCCTCTTTTTGCTGGCGCGGACGCTGGGCAGAACGGTGGAAGAACTCAAGGCTGCGATGACGGCGGAGGAATTTGGTTACTGGCAAACGCTTTACCGGCGCGAACCCTGGGGCGAAGCGGCGGAGGATCTGCGAGCTGGCATCATCGCCAGCACCATCGCCAATGTCAACCGCGACTCGAAGCGCAGGCCGGAGCCATACAAGCCGAATGAATTCATGCGGCAGCCGGCATGGCAACAGGAAGAGCCGGAGCAGGAAGCCGACCCGCAGCAATTTTTTGAGAATCTGAAAAATGGCCATTAACGAAACCAAGATCGTCATCAGCGCAGAGGACAAGACCAAGCAGGCTTTCCAAAGCGTGAAAAGCAACCTTGGCCAGTTGCAGGGTCTGGGCAGCTCGTTGGGTTCTGTGCTCGGCATCGGTGGTGCCGCCAGTATCGTCACCATACTCAACAAGATGGTGCGCGAGACCATCGACGCAGCCAACGAACAAGCGCAGCTCGCTGCTGTGCTGCGCTCGACAGGACAGGCCGCCGGATTCGCTCAGGAAGAGCTAAACAAGATGGCGGAAGGCATGAGCCGCTCCAGCATCTTCAGTTCCGGCGAGATCACCAACGCGCAGACGCGCCTGCTTTCCTACACCGGCATCGTCGGCAAGCAGTTCCCCGCTGCCATGCAGGCTGTCATCGATATGTCCGCCCGCATGGGCATGTCGTTGGAGCAATCCGCAGAAACCATCGGACGCGCGCTAGACATCCCATCGCAAGGCCTTACTGCCCTGACACGTCAGGGCTTCCGCTTCACCGAGGCGCAAAAGGAGCTGGTGAAAGAGCTGGAGGCAACTGGCCGGGCGGCGCAGGCGCAGGACATCATCCTGGATGCGCTGGAGACCAGCTACGGCGGCGCGGCAGAAGCCGCTCGAAATACGCTTGGTGGCGCGCTCTCCAATCTGACCAATCAATTCAACGACCTCTTTGAGCTGAGCGACAACGGCAGCTTCTTCACGGTCATGATCAACGACCTGGCGATCGCGCTCGAAGCGTTCAACGCCGAGGCGCGCAATATACCGTTCGATGCACTCGACCGCCTGCTGCCGAATTACGACAAATACCGCGCAGCGATGGAAGCCATCAAGGACGAACAATCGCGGCTGACTGGCGACAGCAACAACATTCTGCCGCGCGGCTCATTGATCGGCGGCGCGGTCAAGCAGGACATTCTTGGCAAGGATGTCATGCTGGGGGAACCAGGTGGAAAGACGCTTCGCGAGCGCATCGCAGATCAAGCGTCTGCATTTACGTCAGGCAAATCCGCTGAAGGATAGAATACTCTAAGCAAGAGGCGTATCAGAAAAAACTAGGAAGAGGTTAACCGGCTAGAGCGTGAAGGCGGNNTGGATGCGGAAACGTGCGTGCTCGTTACCGCGCCCAGTTGTACGAGGATGCCAATAAGGGCGCGACGAAACTGACCAGCAGCATCAAGCAGCTTAACGAGGCGCAAAAAGAAACAGCACTGCGCATCGAGCAGGAGCGCCAGGCATGGGCAGAACTGGAAGCCATGCAGCGCCGTCAGTCGGACAATGAATTGCGTGCGTTGGAAGAGGCCAGTGCGGCAGAGGTGGAGTATCAGCAGCGGCTGGATGAGCGTGCGCTGGCATTAAAGGAACTCTTCGATCCATCGCTCAAGCTCATGAATATCCAGCAGCAATATGACGAACTGCTGGATGCAGGCTTGATCACGATGGACGAATACAGCTTTGCCATGAAAAAGGCCGCTGACGACATCAACGGCCTGGCGGACACCGGCAAGAACGATTTCGACGAACTGAAACGCGCCATCGAGGGTTTTGGCGACAGCGCCGCCGAGACCTTTGTGGATCTCGCCTTCACCGGCAAGGCCAGCTTCGGCGACATGGTGGATTCGATTTTGAAAGACTTGGCAAAGTTAACCATCAAGCGCGGCATTACCGACAACCTGTTTGGTGCAGCCGATACTGCGATTACAGGGTTTTTTAAGGCGATAGGAATATCTGGCGCAATGGCTGACGGCGGTCCGGTCGGTGCAGGCAAGACCTATCTGGTCGGCGAGCGCGGGCCGGAGCTGTTCACGCCTTCCACCTCCGGCACCATCATCCCCAACGATTTCACCGGCGGCGGCAATGTCTCCGTCAACGTCAACGTCGATGCATCCGGCGGCGATGTATCAAGCAATGCCGATTTCGGCAAGCGCCTCGGCACCGCCATCAAGCAAGTGGTCAAGCAGGAGCTGCTGAACGAACGCAGGCAGGGTGGGGTGCTGGCATGAGCGAGTTCAACTGGCAGCCGGCCTATGGTTCGCAGCGCAGCCGCGCGCCGCGTGCGCGTGTTGCCAGCTTTGGCGATGGCGTATCAGCAGCGCGTGGCAGATGGCATCAACACACAGACCCGCCACCCTGGCGCTTGACCTTCAACGTGCAGAAGTACCGTCGCAGATGCGATCGAGAGTTTCCTTGAGGGAAAGGACGGCGTGCAGTCGTTCACATGGACGCCATCCGGCATGAGCGAAGTGACGGTGAAGTGCAGCGAGTGGAGCCGCGCCATCACTGCGCCGAATACCGCAACGGTCTACGCTACATTCGAGCAGGTGTTTGAATGACCATCCGCGCCGATATTCAGAAAGCCTATGCTGGCAAGCTGGTCGAGCTGTTCGAGATCGACTTGTCGCCCATCGGCATTGCGGAACAGTATTACTTCCACAACGGGGTCAACGAGCTGGGCAATGATGTTGTCTTCAATGCCATCACCTACACGCGCTATCCGATTGAGGCATCCGGCTTTGAAAAGTCCGGCAACGGCCAACAGCCGCGCCCGATGCTACGCGCTGCCAATATCGACGGCTTGCTCGGTGCGCTGGCACGGTCGAATGAGGATTTAGTCAGAGCGAAGGTCATCCGCCGTAGGACTTTCGCCAAGTATCTCGATGCCGTGAATTTTGACGACGGCAACCCAGAGGCAGACCCGAACGCGGCATTCGATGATGAGATCTGGTTCATCGAACGAAAGTCGGCTGAAAACAAGCTGTTCGTGGAGTGGGAACTGGTATCCGCGCTTGACCTTGAGGGCGTGCAATTGCCTCGCAGACTGTGCATCCAGAATACCTGCATGTGGAAGACCATTGGCGGCTATCGTGGGCCGTATTGCGGCTATGCAGGTGGAGCAGTGGCTGACATCAACGATGAAGCTACAACTGACATAAATCAGGATATGTGTGGCGGTCGCTTGAATTCCTGCCGGTTTGCGGTTCGGCAATGGTGAGCTGCCTTTCGGTGGCTTCCCCGGTGTCGGGAGGGTGGGCGGATGATCATGACAGACGCATTGCTGGCATCAATCACAGAACATGTGAATGGTTCGCCAAAGCGCGAAGTATGCGGCCTTGTGGTCACGTTTCGCCGCAAGAAAACCTACATCCCATGCCGGAACATCGCGCAGCAGGACGAGCATTTCATCATAGACCCGCAAGACTACGCGGATGCAGAGGACAAGGGCAAGGTGCTGGCGGTGGTGCATTCGCACGTCAACATCAATCCGACACCATCACAGGCTGACCTGATTGGCATCGAGCGCAGCGGCCTGCCGTGGATCATCGTGAATCATCCATTGAACACTTGGACGGAAACAGAGCCATCCGGCTACGTGGCTCCCTATGAAGGCCGCGAATTCGTGCATGGCATCACGGATTGCTATGCCATCTGGCGCGATTACTACAGCCGCGAACTAGGCATTGAAATGCTGAACTACGACAGGTCGCCGGAATGGTGGCTGAAAGGTCAGGACTTGTATGCCGACAACTACATCGAAGCCGGTTTTGTGGAGGTGCAGGAACTTCAACAGCACGATATTTTATTGATGCAGGTTGCCAGCCCCGTCATGAACCATTGCGCGGTCTATATCGGCAACAATACCATCCTGCACCACGTCCATGGCAAGCTCTCTTGCCGGAACACTTACGGCGGCTATTGGCAAAAAGTTACACGCAAGATTCTGCGCCATGAATCGAGGTTCGCATGATTACGGTCATCTTATACGGTCATCTGGCTGACAAATACGGCAAGCGCCACAAGCTGGACATTAAGACGCCCGCCGAGGCCATCCGTGCGATGTGCGCGAATTACAAGTCATTCAAGGATGACCTGATTCAGGACGGTCAGGCCATGTATCGGGTGCTGGCAGGGAAAGAGGAGCGTGCAGACGCTGAAGGCTTGCACCTCGGCACAGCCAAAAGCATCAAGATCGTGCCAGTGGTTTCTGGTGCTGGTGGCTTGGGTAAAGTGCTTGCAGGCGTTGCGCTTATCGGCTTGAGTTACTGGCTGCCGGGTGTCAGCAGCTTCGGAACTCAACTGCTTTGGGGCACAACCACCGTCGGCTCGTTTCTCGGCGCAGTCGGTACTTCGCTGGCCTTGGGCGGATTGTCTCAAATGCTTTCCCCCACACCGAAGGTATCCGGCAGCCGTGAAGCGACTACAGCGCCCGGCAGGCCATCGTTTTATTTCAGCGGAGCCATCAACACAACTGGACAAGGTAATCCTGTGCCTGTGCTTTACGGCAGGTTGCGTGTCGGCTCTCAAGTCATCAGTGCTGGTCTGGATACCGTGCAAATATGAAATACGAAGATAAAAAAGACATACGCGGTGCTGGCGGTGGCGGCAAGGGCGGTGGAGGCGGTGACTTCCGTGCGCCTGTTGAGGCGCCGAACACTTTACGCTCACGCCAATATGCCAAGGTGCTAGACCTTGTCTCTGAAGGCGAAATCGAAGGGCTGGTGAACGGTGCGCGGTCTGTTTTCCTCGATGACACGCCATTGCAGAACGATTCCGGCAGCTACAACTTTCAGGGCGTAACGCTGGTCGAGCGCACTGGCACGCAGGGTCAGGCGTATATTCCAGGCTTCGCAGGCGTTGAATCGGAAAAGGCCGTAGCCGTAGAAGTGACAGCGGCTCTCCCTGTCGCCAGAAGCATCACCAATACTAATGCGACAGCAGCGCGTGTCACCATCGGCGTGCCGCGCCTGACTGACCAGAACACGACGACCGGCGATTTGAACGGCACATCAGTCGCCATCGCAATCGACGTGCAGAACAACGGCGGCGGCTATGTGGCGCAGGCATTGCGGAAGATTTACCGCAGCAACGTCTTTTCGGTTGGCGGAGGCATCGCGCAAAACACGCTTGCTTCTAACAGCTACAGAATCGAGGTCAAGTGGACAGGTGAGCAGGTGTTGGCCCCGCAGACCTGTTCGATACAGCTTCAATACCGCGCTGTCGGTGACAGCACATGGCTGGTTGGTGGGACACATACTTTCAGTGGCGGCTCGTTCACGAACGCGTCAGGTTTTGGAGGAACAAGCTCTATCCCTCTTAGCTGGATAATCCCTCTTGGCGGAACAGCCAACCAATATCCATCAGGAAGCAAGACATTCGCACTCACTCTTGCCGAGAACCAATATCAGTTCCGTGTCGTCAAGACCAACGGCAGCAGGCAGCAGAGCTATCAGTTGCTAGGTCACTGGGGATTGAAACCCCCGCTCACCGGCACAGCCTACGGCGGCACAGCAGTATTCGGCCTGCTCGAAGCCTACACGCCGGAATTCACTGACATCATCTCCGGCAAGACGACAAGCAAATACCAACGCGCCTACAGAATCGAGCTTCCAAGCCCGGGTCCTTGGGATATACGTGTCCGTAGAATCACGGCAGACAGCGTATCAAGCGCTATCGTTAACAATACTTGGTGGGATAGCTACACCGAAATCGTTGACGCGAAGCTGACCTATCCTAACAGCGCCATCTACGCGCTGCAAATCGACAGTAAGCAGTTCAACCAAATCCCGACGCGCGGCTATGAGCTGAACGGAATCAAGGTAAAGGTGCCGAGCAACTATGACCCGCTGACCCGAGAATACACTGGCACATGGGATGGCACGTTTACAACAGCGTGGTCTGACAATCCGGCATGGGTCTTTTACGACATCATCACCAATGACCGCTACGGCCTCGGGGAGATGGTGCCTGAATCCATGATGGACAAATGGGGGCTTTACACTATCGCGCAATATTGCGACACGATGGTGCCTGATGGCTTCGGCGGCATGGAGCCTAGATTCGCTTGCAATCTCTACCTCCAGACCCGCGAAGCCGCTGCCAGCGTCATTTCCGCGATGGCTTCCGTATTCCGAGGGATTGCATACTGGTCAGCAGGCGGCGTTCAGGTGGCACAGGACGCGCCGAAGGACGTGGAGCAGCTATTCACGCCAGCCAACGTGGTTGACGGCATGTTCTCGTATTCCGGCAGCGCCAGCAGGACGCGCCATACGGTTGTTTTGGTGAGCTGGAACGACCCGCAAGACGGCTACAAGCAGAAAATTGAATACGTTGAAGATGCGGCAGGCATTGAGCGTTATGGCGTGGTGCAGACTGAAGTTATCGCGGTCGGGTGTACTTCGCGCGGTCAGGCGCACAGATTCGGGCGCTCAATCATCTACACCGAGCTGCAAGAGATGGAAGTCGTCAGTTTCAAGGCAGGGCTGGATTCTGTTTACGTGCAGCCGGGCAGCATCATTTCGATTCAAGACCCTACCCGTGCAGGCAAGCGGTTCGGCGGTCGGCTTGTTTCTGGCGCGGTCGGCACTGTGACGATTGATTCGCCTGTGACCATCGAATCTGGCAAGATCTACGAACTCTCATGTGCGCTGCCTGATGGCACGATCGAAACGGTCAGCATCACCAATGCACCAGGCACGACCAGCACACTCACCGTATCACCGGATTTCAGCGCAGCGCCTCAAAATTATGCAATATGGGTACTTTCTGCATCCGACCTGATACCTGAACAATGGCGCGTGCTATCGATTGCCGAAGATGAAGGCACGCAGCTTGAGACTAAACGCCATGTCCTACAGACCGGACAAGTATCTGGCCATCGAGCAGAACATGATACTTGAGCCGTTGCCCACCAGTCTAGGTGAATCGCCGGCGAACCGGTCAACGCCTGCCAACCTCACCGTGACTGAATCGCTCTATCTCGCCGCCGTTTCTGTGGTTGGCGTAAAAGCGAATGTCTCGTGGAATTCGGTCGATGGCGTGAGCTATTACGTTCTGACCTACGGCACTGAAAACGAGAATCAGACCACCATCACCACAGACAGCACGTCGGTTGACATCCAGCCGATTAACGATGGCGTGTATTCGTTCTCGGTGCAGGCTGTGAATTCACTCGGCAGACGGTCGCAGGCGAACACGCTTGAAAAAGAGATTTACGGCAAGAGCATCCCGCCGTCAGACGTTGACGATTTACGCGTCGCGCCTCTCGGCTCGATTGGGCTTTTCACATGGTCGCCAGCGACTGATTTGGATGTGATTGTCGGCGGTCGCGTTTATTTCCGGTTCTCGGCAAATCCTGCATCGACTTGGGATCAGGCTTTCGACCTGCCGCAAGAGATTTCAGGCAGCACAAATACAGTGTCGCTGCCGCTTCAAGCGGGCATCTACTTGGCGAAATTCGAGGATTCGTCCGGCAATCTGTCCGAAAACGCCACGAGCGTCATCACCGATGCAGCCAATATCATCGCGCTCAACTTCGTCGAGGCGCTGGAAGGGCATCCAGACTGGACAGGCATCAAGACAGACACGCTCTACTATCCTGACCTCAACGGCCTTGTCCTGGCATCGGCAGACCTTTGGGATTCTGACGAACTGATGGATTCGGATGAACTGATGGACTTCGGCGCAGGTGTGAAGTCATCCGGAACGTATGCGCTAGGCCAGATAGACCTTGGCACAGTCAAGACATCGCGTGTCGTTTCTGAAGTCGTCGCACTCGGCATCGACCTGCTGGACACATGGGATTCTGACGAGCTGATGGATAGCTCAGAATTAATTGACGGCGCGGTTGTGGACGATGTGACCGCGCAGATATATGTCAGACACACAAACGACGACCCATCCGGCACGCCAACATGGAGCGCATGGCAGACAGTATCGCTGGCTGATATTTCAGCACGGGCTTACGAGGCGGAACTTCGGATGACTTCGGGCGCAACTATGCACACCGTTCTGGTGACTGAAGCCACGCTGGAAGTGGACATGCCTGACCTTGTGCAATCCGGCGATGATATTACCAGCGGCAGCACGACCTATCACGTAACCTTCCCGCAGGCGTTCCAGGTCATCCCTGCCATCGGCGTCACCGCGCAGGATATGGCGACGGGAGATTATTACAGCATCACCAACAAGAGCGTTACCGGCTTCGATATTGATTTTTTCGATTCCGGCGCAACGCAGATTTCCAGAACCTTCGACTACATAGCAAAGGCATATTAAATATGAGCCAATCTGATTTAAATATAGCGAACGTCAGCCGGTCGTTATTCCGGCAGGAGGCGAACGAGGCTTTACAAGCCCTCGGCTCGCTGAGTTCAGGCGCAACCGAACCCACCACCACCTACGCCTACCAGCTATGGGCTGATACTGCATCCGGCTTTTTAAAACAGCGCACAGCAGCGAACGACAGCTGGATCAACAAAGGCAATCTGGCAGACGTGGATTGGGGCTTTTTGAATAAAGCTGGCGGCAACATGACCGGCGCCATCAACCACGCTGTCACCACTTTAGCCTCTGCGGCTACGCCGGATATTTGGACTGGCACCGCCAAATATATCAACTACACCGGCACTACAGAAGCCACGGGGTTTGCTGCAGCGCCTCAAGCAGGATCTAGCCGCACGTTGATTCTTGCTGCAGCGGCATCATTTACTGCTGATGCCAATATGCTGATTGATGGATACAGCAGCGGAGCAACCGTCACGCTTGCCGCCGGTGATCGAGTAGAGGTGCTGGCGCTGTCAACAACGCAATTCAGGCTGCGGATGTTAAGGCAGGATGCATCGGAAGTTATTTACAGTTTGATCAAGGCCGACTCTTCCGAGCCCGCTCTCACCAAAACGGGCGCCGATACACTTTCAATCAAGGCAGGCACTACTGTGAATCTTGATTCCGGCGCGGTAATTTTCTCGGTAGATACGGCAGTGACGATGCCGACGCTGACCGCAGGCACTGACTACAGTGTGTGGGTAGCACCTGACGGCACAGCTCAAGCTGTAGCTGATACATTCGCTTCCCCGGCTACAGCGCCGGTGACTAGCGCGGTGAAGATTGGCGGATTCCGATTACGGGCTGGTCGCATCCGGCACCACCGTAGCCGGCGGCAGCTTCTCCACCACCGGAGTTACCGCGAGCGGTGGCAGTTTCGGCTGGACACAAGATGACGTGGACGCGATTGCCGGGATTAATGAATTCAGCCTGTGGGATCTGGCGTGGCGCTGCGCGGGCGAGCAGTACGGCATGACTTTTGATCCGGTCGCCAATGCCTGGTGTGGCATCTACTTCATGTCCGATAGCCCACACCTCTATGGTGCGTCTGCTTATAACACCAATATAGCATCAGGCACGGTGTTGCCCTATGTGCCTGCCGAGTGGGGCGGCAATGGTACTCTCAAATACAACGCACTCAATTCCTGGGTGGCCAACGAGCTGGTTATGGCGCATGGTCTACGTCTGCCACGATATGAAGAATTCGTGTCGTTCGCGTTCGGAGTTACCGAAGGTCAATCTCTGGGTGGCGCTGCGTCTACTGTGCCAGCCACTTTGCGTCAGGCCGGCTACACATCGCGAATCGGTATCGAGCAGGCAACAGGTCATCAATGGGCCGTAGGCGGACCGCTGATTAGTAGCAATGGCACTGCATACGCTGCTGCAGGGCGCGGTTCATGGTTTGGGTCAACCAGCCAGGTGCTGCTGGGCGGCACGCGTACGAATGCGGCCGATGCCGGCTCTCGCTGCGCGAACTTCGGCGCTGCGCTGTCGGACTCGAACTGGGGCAGGTCGGTGCGAGCCGCCGGTGACCACCTGAATCTTGGAGTGGCTGCGCGATAGCGCAGGCGGCCATGACAGAACAAGCAACGTCGTCCGTGATTGAAGTCCACGCATCATCGCGCGGGCTGGCCATCACTCAGCGTTACATGGTCTTTTGCAATTACGTTTATCCGATCCTGACCAATCTGTCCGGTCGTCATCGGGTATTTCGCGATTGTATGCTGGATACCATGTTCGCCCAGGTGAAGCTGTTTCATGAGGCGTCCAAGTCTGGTCAGCCATCGCGGCTTTACCTGGCTGACGCCGGGCTGGCGACGTTGCGAGAGTATTTGCGTTTTGCCGCGGAACCAACACGGCGCTTGCTATCGAGGCATCAGCATGCTGTCGCTGAGACACATCTGGCCGAGACTGGAGCCATGCTGGGAGCGTGGATACACAAAGCGCAAATGGGTAGATCGAGATGAAAGCGGCAACCGTACGAATGCGGCCGATTCCGGCTCTCGCTGCGCGAACTTCAACAATGCGCTGTCGAACTCGAACTGGAACATATCGGTGCGTGCCGCCGGTGACGATCAGTAACATCTTGGCTGGCCTGCTACGGCGCGCCACCAAGGCCACAGGAAATTCGGTGGTCAGCTTGGTCTACCTGCTTCGGCAAATACACTACGGGGTCTGGATAGCGGCGAGTAGGAGATATCGAAAGCCGCGCCAGCAACTTATGGGCAAAAAGAATAAAAACCTGTTTCACAAAATAATTGATGAAAATAATTTGTATCGCGCCTATGGGCAGGCGGCGAAAGGCAAGCGGCACACTGTGGGGCATCTACAGTTCCGTGAGCATCTGGCAGCAAACCTGTACCTACTGCAAGAAGACTTGCGAACCGGCCGCTACCAACCAGGGAAGCCGCATGTATTCAAGATACATGAGCCGAAAACGCGCGAGATTACGGCCATGCCATTTGTTGATCGGGTGGCGCAACATGCGCTGTGCAATGTAATTGAGCCGATCTTCGAGCGAGCGTTCCTGCCGCAGAGTTTTGCCTGCCGCGTGGGCCGCGGCACTCATGCGGCCGCTATTGCAGTGCAGGCAGAGCTACGTCGCATGCATGCAAAAGGCGCAAAGCCATGGGTGCTGAAAACGGATTTCTCTCACTACTTCGCCAGCATCAAGCGCGACGTGCTGCACCGCGAATTTCGCCGGAAAATTTCATGCCCGCCGACAATCGATTTGATGTCCAGGATGATTAAGCCAACTGGTACAGGCATCCCCATTGGCAACCTGACTAGCCAACTCGCGGCAAATGTTTACGGCCATATCGTTGATCGCTGGCTGGTGCATAGTATGGGGGTCAGTCGTTTTTATCGATATATGGATGACATTGTGGTGCTGGGCCACAGCAGGGAGGCGATGGATGTCTTGCGCGTTGGGCTCGGATGGTTCGCTGAATCCGAGACCGGGCTTAAATTCAGCAAGTGGAGCATCCAGCCAGCATCTCGCGGCATCAACTTCGTCGGCTACCGAATCTGGACCACACACAAACTGTTGCGCCGTAGCTCGGTAACAGCCGCCAAACGCAAGATCCGATGCTACACAAGAATTGGGGATGAGCGGCGGCTGCGCAACTTTCTGGCAGCCTGGCATGGCCACGCCAGACGCGCCAATTCTCACAATCTTATTAATTTTCTAGGAGAGCAAAAATGAATAATGCCTACAACCCGACCACACTTGAGCATATACGCACTGATACGCCTGCCCCTTGGATGGGCCTGGCTGAAACAGATGCGCCTGAATACAATCAAGCCACGCAGGGCTGTTTCTGGCGCGACGGCGCATGGGTGGTGGTTGAGAGTAAGACATTCGAGACTCAAGCACAAATTGATGCCCTGAAAGCGCAGATTAAAACCATTGAGCGCAATGACCTGATGAACCGCCGAGCGCGCGAGGGTTTCATTATTGAAGCAGAAGAGAGAGCTGCTTTACCACCCTACAACCTGACCCCATCGCAGCTTTATGAGGTACAGCCGGGTTATCGTGGAGCGAAGGATGTAGACAATCAATGCGCGGCCTTGCGCGCCCAGATCAGGGCGCTGGAGGATTTGTTATGACATCACTCTACATTCTGCTGGCCGTCTATCTGCTGTGGATCTTCTACCTAGCCGTCATGAGTCTATTCCGCGCCCATGCCAACAAGACCTTGAGCCTTCCTGCGAAGGTGCTTGGTTATCCGGTGCTAATCGTGGGCGTGATTCTTGATGCTGCCGTGAATCTGACCATATTGACGATTCTATTTGCCGAAAGGCCGTATGAATGGCTGGTGACCAAACGATTAACACGGCATATTCAGAACGGCACAGGCTGGCGCTACAAGATCGCCTCGTGGATTTGCTCGCATCTGCTCAATCCGTTCGACCCTGACCAGCGAGGCCATTGCAGATGATTTGGCTGCTCATAGCGCTGGTGATCTCCATGATCCCGATGTGGGCCATCGGCATGCTCACCTTCATCCAGTGGATACGCCCGGCGCAAGGAATCGACAAGAGCAACGTCATCAACCGGGTCAGGCTTTGGTGGTTTGCGCTCACAAGACAGTCGCTGTTCGTCGGGCTGTTCCCCTGGCTGCTGAATGACGAACTGGACAATATCAAAAATAAAAAGGACTAGACCGATGCAGAATCAACTGCAGCAGCAACTCGACTGGATATCGGCCGCCATCATCGGCGCATCGGCCACGGTTGTCGGGCATTTGTTCGACGTGCCGCCGAGCGCGCTGTGGATCGCCTTCATCGGCTCCATCGCTGGCGTTGCTGCAAGCGAAACGACCGCGCTCAAGGCTGTGCTGTTCATCGTCATCGTCACGCCGGCCACCGGCTGGCTGCTGCCTTTCTTCATGCACTATATGCCGCCAGCGGCGCTGAAGGGCATGGCCTTCGTGCTCTCGTTCGTCCTTGTGGCCTACTGGCCGCTGGTACGGCAACAGATCCCGCGCTTGGTGGTCGCCGTGTTCGATAGAGCCACGAGCATCATCCGTGGGCCGCAACCATGACCTACCTCACCATCGCACTGAGCATCTACATCCTGATCGAGAGTTTCGTCGCCGTGGTCAGACTTCCGCCCGGAATCCGCCATCAGTTCTGCTGCAAGGTTAAATACGTCGCTGCCATCGCCGCATCGAGCGCATATATCTGGTATGCGGCCACCTCCGAAGATGTGGCCGTTCAGTGGGTCGTCTTCATCAGCGCCGCCACGCTGGCATGGTTCGTCTGGCCGCGCATGGTCTGGCGGCTTCAGCAGATACGGCAGGCGCTGAGGGAGCTGGACGATTGGGAGACGGGAGAGGGATGATGCTAGAACTCAAGCTCGAGCGCGAATTCAGAAAGACCAAGGGCTACACCGCCGGACGTCTGTTGGCCAACGGCAAGTTCCTTTGCCACACGATGGAAGACGAAGTGCGCGAGCAGGACGGTCTGCCGGTCGAAAAGTGGAAGATCCACGGCGAAACCGCCATCCCGCGCGGAAAATACCGCGTCGTGCTCACCATGTCGCCCAGGTTCAAGCGCGTGCTGCCGGAAGTGCTCAACGTCCCCGGCTTCACCGGCATCCGCATCCATCGCGGCAACACCGCCGAACACACCCACGGCTGCATCCTTGTCGGCCTGCCGGATGGCAACGGCAGCGACGGCTGGCTCGGTAACTCCACGCCGGCAGAATCACTCGTCATCCGCACCATCCGCGACGCCATCAATACAGGCCAGCAGGTCTGGCTGGAGGTAAAATAATGCTCACGGCCGCCGGAATTATTTTTAAGCTGATTTTCAGCCGCCTCGCCAGATTCGCGGCCTTCGTAATCGAGCATTGGCGCGTTTTCTTTGTCCTGTCGGCAATGGTTAGGGCCTTGTCCCTCNNGTACGTTCTACGGCCTACGCAGCGACGCGCGATGATGCGCGGCAGGCGCTGGCCGATTACAAATCAGAAGTCATCCAGCAACAGCAGGCAAGAGCGGCCGACAACGCCAGAAAGCAACAAGAGGTCGAGCAGCAGCTCGCTGACATCATGGCCACTCACGCCGAACAGCTCAACCAGATCAGGAGACAAGCCGATGCGCTCAACATCACGAACACTCGCAACGCTCGCACTATTGACGACCTTCGCAACCGCCTGCGCGACGCCATCCAATCCGGTGCCGCCGATGGATTGCCAGGCTTTCCCGAAACCACCGGAGACCCTGCCGAAAGCGGGGGAGACCGTGACCCAGCCACTGCTCGACCGACATACATCGAAGCCCTAGAACTAGGCTGCGAAGTCACCACCGCCGACTACAACGCCCTGTGGCAAAGCTGGGATTCTGCGTGCCAGGTGTATGGTTGCCAGTGACCTGATTTTTTCAGAATTGCGGAGCAAAGCAAGAATTGCGGAGCAAATAAAAAAGGTCTACATTGCTGTAGACCTTTTAAAATCTGGCTCCCCGACCTGGGCTCGAACCAGGGACACACGGATTAACAGGCTACCCCTTAGATTCAATACTGGCGCCGCTTTCAGGCGCGTTTTTGCTCCGCAAAGTGTGAAAAAATGGCCTTGATTTGACGCGGGTTTCAGAGTTTTTGCGGAGCAAAATTCACCTTCATTTTGTCGGGGTGACAACGTCGCCGCGTCGTTGGCGGACGTAGTGTTCTGTCATCTTGATGCTGCCGTGGCCGAGCTGCATCTGCGCCTGGCGCATGTCGCCGGTGTCGGCTTTGTCGGTGCCGGCTTTGGCGCGCAGATCGCGGAACTGGAAGGCTTTGATCTCGGCCTCAAGTTTCGGGTGGCCTTGGCGGCTGCGGCGCGGGCTTTCTTCGGCGCCGATGGGCTGCGACGGTTTCGGGGGCGCTGCG